AACTGGAGCAAGCAGTGAAACTGGGCGCGGCGGGAATTGAATTGATGCACCGCTACGAGGGGTGCCGCAACAAGCCGTACCTGTGCCCGGCCCACATCTGGACGATTGGCTACGGCCACGTCCTTTACCAAGAACAAATCCGGCTTCCAATGGTCAGGCCACCGGGCAAGACAAAAGCCGACATCCCCATGATTCGCAGCGAGTTTCCGCTGAAGCCGGAGGACAACCGTGTCTGGACGAAAGAAGAGATCAGCCAACTATTCCGAACTGACGTCAGGGATTTTGAACGCGGTGTTCTTCGACTTGTTCCCGGCGCTGCTGGCGCTCAAGGGCGCTTCGACGCTCTGGTCAGCTTTGCCTTCAATGCTGGGTTAGGAAATTTGCAGCGCTCGACGATCCGGATGAAGGCCAACCGGAGCGACTGGGGCGGCGCGGCGGAAGCGTTCATGCAATGGACCAAGGGCGGCGGCAAAGAGTTGCCCGGCCTCGTCGCACGCCGCAAGGCCGAGAAGGCGCTATTTCTGAGTTAGGTTGCCATGAGAAGCCATTGAGCCCCGCACGGTCACCCGTCGGGGCTCTTTTTTTGGCGCGAGGAGTGTTAGAAACCGCCGCCGCGCTGCTCGCTGACGCCGTCCTCAGCGTCCTCGTACTTGGCCACGACTGCGCCCTTGCTTACGGAGGCGTGGAAAGCCTTCGCCGCCGCGTACACCTCGGCCCGGTCGACTTGTGCGGCCAGCTCGAACTTCACGCCGAACCATGTGCCCTTGTCGTTGGACTCGGGCACTGTCGACATGCGCACCACGTTGGCAAAGGTCGGCGGCGTGAACATGCCGCTCGGGCCGTTCACCTTCACGGAAGCCAATGCGCTCATCAGCATCTTGGACTTCTTGATCTGCGTGGAGGTGAGCGACACCAGCGCCTCTTTCCAGCCGCCCGTGTCCGCGTCGAGCAACAAGACGTAATGGTTGCGCGTGTCGCTGATGCGGTCACACTTCTTGTCGTTCACCGTGCCGTCGGCCAGCGGGATGTAGAGCTTGCCGTCCATGTCGACGATCTCGCCCTTGGCGCGCATGTCGGCCACGACCTCGGGGGCGAGCTCACCCTTGAAGCCAGCGCCGTCGGATCCCTTGGGAGCCCAGCGCAAGAACACGCGGCGGTAGCTGCAAGGAACGATGTGCACCCCGGCCTTGCCGTCCAGCAACTTGCTGTTGACGTTCTCGTACAACATTCCCGCCTTGGCGCCTTCCAGCGCCGCGCCCGAGGCCTCGTCGACTTGCGGCGAGCCTTTTTGCAACACTGACAAGAAGGGGATCGCGAACGACTCTGCCGTCGCGCCCTCCATGCCCGCGCCCGCATCCTCGGCGAACATTGATGCGCTGACCGCCAGTGCGGTGTTGGTGGTCTCTGCGATTTCCGTAGAGGTGTCTTTCTGAGTTGGTTTTGTTGCCATGATGGCTCCTGAGTTTAAAGTTGCCGCGCATTGATGAAAGGGCAGCGCGGCGGGAGGCCCTGTTACCTGTTCTTCGGCGGCTTCAGCTTCGCCTTGCTGTACGGGCGCAACGCAAACGTCTCGGCAGGGATCGTGACCCCGGCCTCCATCTGTTCCTTCACAAAGCTCTTGAGCGTGGCGGGGTGCACGCGCTCGACCACGACTGGCGTTTGTCCCGTGAGTTGGATCACCTCGGCGCTGAATTCCTCGGCGGCTTCTTGCTCGCCGCGTCCGAATGCTACGACGACCTCGGTCTTAATCAAACCGCCGAAGCCATTGTTGATCAGCCACGCGTGCGCCTCGGGGCGGCGCTCTTCGGAGATGCCGCAGTCGACTTCTTCCTTCACCTCGATCACCGAGCCGTCCTCCAGCGTGACGGAGGCCATCCCGACCTCGCGCATCAACTCCGGCAGGTCTTCTTGCTCGATGCGCTGGAGGGCAAGCTTGGCACCCTTGAGCTCGTCTTCCATCTTTGCCACGGCGGCGGTTTGTGCGACCAACAAGTTGGCCAAATCAATGATGCGTTTCAAGTCGCTCATAGCTGAATCTCCACTGGAATGTAAGTGCTGCTCATCCGATCCCACTTCAGCATCCGCAACAAGCCGCCCGTCTTGCGCGACGCGATGCACGCGGCGGCGGCAATCAGAGAAGGGTCACCGACCGCGACAATGTAGTCGTGCTCGTTGAAGTCGCTCATCTGTTCCTTCAGCGCCGCAATCAGCGGTGCGGTGTGAAGGCGGTTGGCGTTGGGCGGGAGCATGACGGTGACGTCGCCGAACGCCTTGGCCGAGTCGAGATTGATGGTGGGGATCCAAAGCCGCGTCGCCGCGTCGAAGCGACTCGGTTGTTGTGGCACGTAAACTCTTGTGTTCATTTTGCGTTATCCTTTCTAGGGTTCAATTATCGCTCAGTTGCCAGGGCGGAAGTCGCCCAAGACGTTTGCGGCAAGACCGCTCTTGCGTTGCAGCGCACGCGCAATCGACTCGTCAATTGTCCCCGTGGCCACGAGGTCGACGTACACCACGTTGCGCTTTGTGCCGATGCGGTGGGCGCGGTCTTCGGACTGGAGGCGTGTTTCCAAGCTGAAGTCGTTCGAGTAATAAATCACCGTCTCCGCGTTGGTCAGCGTGAGGCCGATGCCGCCCGACTGGGGTTGCCCGACAAAGACATCGATCTCGCCGCGCTGGAATCCGTCCACCGCCAGCTCGCGGTCGGCGCTGTTCACGCCGCCGTGGTACTCGGCCACGCGCAACCCGGCCTTGCGCAACGCGGCGGCGACTGCGGCCAGCTCCTCGCGGAAGCGTGCCCACACAATCACCTGTCCCGTCACGTCCTCCAGCAAGTCCGTCAGCGCGGCGAGCCGTGGATTCTTCTCGCCAATGTAGATCGGGGTGCCGCCGCCCGGTGGGTTGACGAAGCCGGAGGTGATTTGTTGCAGCTTCATCAGCGCCGCAAGGTCTTTCACCACCACCACGTCTCCGAACTCGTCCTCCATGCGCAGGTCGTCCCGCATCATCTCGTACGCCCGCACCTGCTCCGTGGTGAGCTCGAAGGGGTGCACCTTGTAAATCTTCTCCGGCAAGTCGAGGCAGTCGCGCTTCAACACGCGGTACGAGTGCGGCTCCAGCAACCCTTGCAGCTTTTGCAAGTTCCTCCAGCGCGGCGAGCCGTCCGGGTTGCGCGCAATGATCTGGGCCTGAGCCGCACGCGGGTTGCGTTGGATCAGGTTCCGCATCATCGGGTGATTCGCATTCATCACCTCCGCGTACTCCGCCACAAAGGCGCGGTAACTGGTCGTCCCCAGCAAGCCCGACTCCAGGAACTCCATCTGCGAGAACACGTCCACCGGGGCATTGGTGACCGGGGTGCCGCTGGCGATGCGTGCGTACGCGGCCAACCCTCGCAACCGCAGCAGCGCCTTTGTGCGCCCGGCGTCGGGGTTCTTGATGCGTGAGGACTCGTCAATCACGAACATGGCCTTTGTGGCGTTCAAGAAGCGCCGCGCAAAGTCGTAGCCGTCCTTGGTCATCAGCGCGTCAATGTTGATCGACAGCACCCGCAACGGCACCACGGCCCCCACCTCACGCGGCTTCAGCAACTCCTCGATGTGCGCACGCGCCTTCTTGCCGCCGCCCGAGCGCCAAGCCCGAGCCACCACGTGCGCGTCCACGTGCGTGGGGATCTCGCGGTTGACCCAGTTGTTGTGCACACCTTTCGGGGCGACAACGAGCAGTGCGTCGATTTTCCCCGCCGCGTACAACCGCTCGGCGTCGGCGAGCAGCGTCCAGGTCTTCCCGGTGCCTTGCTCCATGAACAGCGCGTAGGCTGTGCGCCCCGCCATGCGTGCGAGCGCTGTCACCTGATGCGTCATGCCTTTTGTTTTCATTACTTGGGCCCTCCGAGCCTCTTTGCGACCAGCGCCCAGTCCGACGCAACGGAGTGCGCGGCGAGCTGTTGCATGGTCATTTCATTTATGTCGTCAGCAAAAACGCCTTGGATCATGAAGATGTCGCGGCCCACGCCGACCAAGACGAAGCTCTTGCCGCCCCACTTGTGCCAGTCCTTGTGCCAGTTGCGCTGATCGCGGCTCAGCCCCTTGTCGCCCAACACTCGCGTGGTTTCCCGCACGGGCGGAGCGTCCACAGCTTTCAATTCAACGAACGACGTTATGTAGCAACACGCCACCACATCCGGCGTGCCGACGCCCACCACGTTCTCGATGCGCTCCAGCCGCACATCGCGGCCAATCGCGCGGCGCATCCTGTCCCACAAGCGTTGCTCAGTCTTGCGCATCGAGGGCCTCCGGTCTGTTCAGGCATTTCAGCTTGTCGATCTTGATCATGCTGTAGTTCTTGATGCGGCGTCCTCGCACCAGCACGACGTCCTCGCCGGGTCGCAGTCGTTCCAGCGCAATGCGGCCCAGCGGCTCAAAATCAAATCGATCGATGCGCGCAATGATCGCCGTGCCAGTGTCGTCGGCAAATCGAAAGTCCGCGTAGGCCGTTGGCGCACGCATCAACTTGCCACCTCGCTTCGCGACCGCCACGGCCTCGTTCACGTCGCGCGGCTTTTTCTCTATCACCTTCGCGACCCACAGCACGTCGCCCTCTTCCGGGAACTCGGGCCAAGTCAGCACCCGCGATCCAGGACGACAACCGAAGTCCTCCGGGCAAGCATACAACGCGGCGTAAGTCTTCCGCAACGGGTACAACTCGCTGAACTTGACCTCTGCCGCCGCGATGCGGTCCCGCAGCTTGTCGTCCATCTTGCCGGAGCGCCGCGCCTCGATGGCGGCGACGGCCTTGGCGGGGCCGAAGCCTACGAGGTTCATGAAGCCGCCTACGAGTCGTCCGTCTTTCACCGCCCAATTCACTTCGCTCAGGTCGGGATCGAACGCCGAGTACTGCACGCCCTCCTTGTCCATCTCGCGCAGGATTTCCATCGTCTGTTCGTCGTCCTTCGCGTTGCGCAAGCACGCGGCGGCGTATTCCAGCGGGTAGTAACACTTCATCCACGCGCACCAGTACGAGATCACCGCGTACGCGCACGTGTGCGACTTGTTCATGCCCCATGCGCCGAAGTTGCAAATCTCGTTCCAAATCTCAGCAGCCTTGGCACGGTCGATGCCGTCTTGCGCCGCGCCAGCAAAGAACTTCTCGCCTTGTTGGTCGAAGAATTCCTTGCCTTTGCGGCCCGACATGGCCTTGCGAATCACGGTGGTGTCTTCCCAGGAGAACTTGCCGATCTCGCGAACGATACGCATGACTTGCTCTTGGTACAGCACCACGCCGAAGGTGTCCTCCAGCATTGCGCCCAGCGCCGGGTGTGTGACGGTCGTGACCTCGCGGCCAGCCTTGCGAGCGATGTACTTTTGTGACGCGCCGCCGCCGAGCGGCCCCGGCCTCGCGAGCGCCGTGACGTGATCGATTGCTTGAAAAGCGTCCACGTGCACCTCTGCGGCCACGCCGCGTTGCGCGGAGCCCTCGAACTGGAAGATGCCGCTGTACTTTTTCTGATTGAAGATGTCGAGCACCGCAGGGTCGTCCAGCTTCAGCGCGTACAGCTGCTCGCCCGTAACCACGCCCGAGTCCTCAATCACCCCGAGTGTGCGTAGCCCCAGCGCGTCGATCTTCAGCAAGTTGAGCGCCTCGGCGTCCGGCTTGTCGAGCTGGGCCACGCCGTCCGCGCCAATGGTGCAGAACTCGTTGATGGGGACGTTGCAAACAATCACCCCCGCCGCGTGCACCCCGGTGTGCCATGCGTGGCCTTCGACCTCGCTCATGATGGCGGCGGTCGGGTTGCGCTCCATGAACTTCTTGCCCACGTCAGTGTTGGCCAGCGTGTCTTCCAGCCCCTTGCCGTACCGCGAGTCGCCCGACGAGTATTCGATCAGCACGTTGTACAAATCGAAGCGCTCCTTGTCCGGGATGCCGAAGCGCTTGCACACCTCGGCCAGCACCGAGCGCGGCTTCAGCGTGTTCACGTTGCCGATGCGCGCCACGCAATCGCGCCCGTACTTGTCGGACAAGTAGGTGAAGCACTGCTCGCGCTTTGTGTCGCTGAAGTCGATGTCGATGTCGGGCAGGTCTTTGCGCGTCAGGTCGATGAAGCGCTCAAACAACAACCCGTGCGGGATGGGGTCGACCTCGGTGATGCCGATCAGGTAACACAGCAACGACCCCGCCGACGAGCCGCGTCCGGGGCCGACGAGCATGCGCTCCTTGGCCCAGTCGATCAGGTCGGCCACCACCAAGAAGTAACTCTCGTACTCCTTCAACTCGATGGCCGTCAGCTCGCGCTGCAGCCGCGCCTCGTACGCCTCGGGCCAACTCGACAAGTGTCCGAGCGACAAGCGCTTTTGCTTGCCAGCTTCGGCCAGTGCGCGCAAGTTGCCGTCCACGCGGATGATCGGGGCGGTGGGCAGATCGCTGGCGCATCGTTCAGCAATCTCGTGAGCGTTGTGCACGGCTCGGGCAAATTGCTCGTCGTCCAGCATTCGGAACTGGCCCCGCAACTCGTCCACGGTGAGCAGGTGTTGCGGCGTGGCACGTTCGCCGCGAGAGGCGATGGACATGAAGGCGCTGAAGTCCTTCTTGGCCGGGTAAAAGTTGTCGGAGGTGACGACCAGCGGCTTTCCCGTCTTCGCGTGCAACCGCATTGCGGCGCGTTGCGTGAGCGGGGACGAGGGGTTCAAGTCAATGTAATCGAACGTGTCCGGGTCGGTCAGCGCGGCCCCGGCGAATCGAATCACGCCACCTTGCGTCTCGGCGAAGAGCCGCTCAATGCTGCACCCTTCTTGCCGCGCCGCAGTGCTGAAGCGATAAAAGGCCCGAGTGTCCTCGGCCAGCGCCCACGCGGTCGGCTTCAGCCCACTTTCCTGCACCACTGTCAGCTCCGTGCCGAACAGCGGCTTCACGCCTCGGGCCTTCAGCGCCTTGTGCCACCGCACATGTCCCCACGTGCCGCCGTCCACGATTGCCGCAGCCGGGGTGCCGAGCGCCACGAGCGCGTCGGCGACCTTGGGGATTTGGCCATACGCTTGTCGGAAGGAAAACTCCGTGCGCACGCGCAGTTGGGGAATCACTCGATCAGCCATAGTTCCTCCGCCTGAATAATCTCGACCAGCGCCTTCACGTCGTCGAGTGCGCGGTGCGTTTGCGCCAGCGGCTTGCCCAGCACGGCCTCGTACAGCTCCAGCATCTTAGGGTTGCGGCCCCACTGATCCTTGTACAACCCCACGGTGCACAGCTCGCGGCTCGGCCATGGGAAGTCTAACACATCGTTGCGTGCAAGTTCGCCGCGCAAGATCGCCTTGTCGAAGGGCAAGTTGTGCGCCATCACCGTGGTGGCCTGTTCGAAGAGCCGCCGCAGCTGGGGGAGCACCTGCATGAAGGTGGGAGCGCCCACCAGCATGTCGTTGGTGATGCCCGTGATCTTGGTGATCTCGGGGCTGACGTCCTCGCCGGGGTGGACGAGGACGTTGTACTCCTCGACGATCTCGCCGGAGCGCCCGAGCAGGACGCCTCCGAACTCGATCATCTTCGGTTGCTTGCGCATCGGGGCGTCCGGGTGCAGCGTCAGCCCGGTCGTCTCCGTGTCGTAGACGAGAATCATTCGACTGTTCCGGGCGCGGCGCGGCGCACGATGAATTTCAGGTCGACACCCAGGATGTCCTTTGTGTCGAAGATCACGTAATTGTACCAGCGCTGTCCGGCGATGGCGGGGTTGGAGTGCGACTGCGTCATCACTTCTTGCGCCACCGCGATTGAACGGGCCGCGAAGAACTCGCGCCACTTCAACAGCTCGTCCGCCGAGCAATGCATGCCGAGGTGGCTCACCGAGTTGATGCGGTCTTCCTCTTGCATCCAGTTGGGCCCGGTCGTGTAGTGCAACACCTCGAACTCCTTGCCCGAGAAGATTTCATAGTTGAACGCCAAGTCTGCCTCGTTGCGGCCCGGCTCGCTGAAGACTTTGCCGTCGGCCACGACGTGGTCCTCGTGCCAGCTGACCGCGCCAATGTCGCGCAACAGCGCTCGGGCGGCGATGGGGTCTCGGGGGCAGATGGCGATTTGTTCGATTGTGAATTTCAACATGATGGTTCCTTGTGATAGAAATTAAATTTTCTTTGCGCCGCGAATGTTTCCCCACAGAGTGGCGCGAATTTTCTCTGTGTGTTCTGTCGTTTGTCTCTTTCCTTTCATGCTAAAGCGAAAAGAATCTGAGACTTGAGCGCTTCTGCCGCGTTGCACGCGATCTCGCGCATTGTCTTTGTAGTCGCCAAGATACAAGTGTTCTGGGTTTATGCAACACCCAACGTCGCACTTGTGCAACACCAATTTGCCTTCAGGTATCGGACCATGCGCATTTTGCCAAGCAACCCTGTGAGCCCAAAGTTGTTTGCCTTCAATCTTTATGGTCGAGCCCGAGACCAGTTGCGTTTTGCCTTTAAACACCAAGCCAAGAAGGTGTATGTGGCAGCCACAACTGGTTTGCAAGATGTTTTCCTGTTTTATATTATTGGCCATATTGCATATCGCAGCCGGACAAGTATTTGTGGTTGAATTTGTTGCGCAGGAGGAAGGCGATAAACTCGGCAACGGCCTCGGGCGGCGTTTCCTCGCCCGTGAGCAGTCCGGCCAGCTGGTACTTCTGCGCGGCCTCCAAGGTCCAGCCGCGTGTGTCGACAACTTGTTGGTCGATCGAGTCGCTCATCTCCGTGCCGCGCAACTTGTTGGGCGAGACGGAAAACACCGTGACCCCTTGCGAAGTCAGCTCACGGGCCAGCTGCTTGGTGAGGATCAGGGCCGCACCCTTCGACGCGTTGTACGCCGCCGAGCAGCGCATCGGCATGTGCGCGGCGTTGGAGACGATGTTGATCACGGTGCCCTTGCGCTCGCGCAGGGAGGGCAAGAACGCCTGAGTCATCTTGAAGATGCCCTTCACGTTCACGTCCATCACGTGGTCCCAGTCCTGCTCGGTGACGTTCTGAAGCCAGTTGATTTTGTTCACTCCGGCGCAGTTGATCAGCACGTCCACCCCAAAGTTGTCGGCCAGCGTGGTGTCGGGCCGCAGCACGTCGAAGCCTTGCTTGGCGTCGTAGCTCATCACGGTGTGCTTTTCGAAGCGCAACGCGTTCACAATCGCCGCGCCGAGTCCGGCGTCGCCCCCGGTCACAATAATGTTGCTCATTTTCCTGTTTCCTTTTCGTGTAAAATAGATTCGATCATTGCGGCGTACACCGCGTCGTCGTGGATGGAGTCGATGTGCGTCAGGCCGCTGATCGCGAAGCGACTCAGCTTCACCAGCTTCAGCTCGAACAAGTGCCACTGGTCGGTGACCACCAATTCGCTGGGCACGCCGTTGGGGAACAACACCTTCACCAACTTGGCGACCATGCGATAGTTGTCGCCGTAGACCGCGTTGCGCTGGCGGAAGGTGTCCGCCATCTGGTCCAAGATCATTGCGGCGTCTTTTTTCATGCAACCTCCTGTGGCGCTGTGTAAGCGCAAATGTTGTGGATCGAGCGCACCTCTGCGGAGATGCCTCGGGCCTTGTACATCTCCACGACGTCCGGGCGGTCGTCGTACGCGCCCACCACGTCGCGCAAGTCCACGTCGTAGTGATGCAACCAATCCAGCATCGTCGACTTCAGCTGCACCGACGAGCGGCGGTCACCGTCATTGCGCATGATCACGTGCTCTGCGGCTACGCCCTTGCGCTGCAACCACTGGTGCGTGAGCGCCGCGTAGTGAACGGGCCGCGCCGTAAAGATCAGGATCTTGTGGCCGTGGCCCCAGATCAGGTCTTGGTTGCCCAGCTCGTCGAAGGCCGCGAGCGAGTGGTAGTCGTGGTAGCGGTGCGCGGGGTTGGACCACTGCCAGTTTATCGACGGGATGCGCCAAGCGTCATCAGCGATTGTGTTGTCGAGGTCGAGGATCACGTAGCTCATGATCAGCTCCCCTTGCGCATCTTGTCGACGATCTTCAACAGCTCGCCCTTCTTCAGCAGGTCGTTGGGGAACTCACGCTTGGCGAAGGCTTCGATCTCGGCAAAGTGATCGCGCCCTTGCTGGAACAAGAACTTCTCGGCCCAAGGGTGCACGCGCAGCACCTCGTCGACCATGGCGTTCAGCACCTGCTGGTATTCGCCTTGCGTGCGGCCTCCGGTGCGCGACTTGGCGAGGTCGACAAAGGTGCGCAGGTTGAACTTGCACACGATGTTCGTCGCGATGTTCGTCGGCAGCAAGCCCCGCGCATCCTCGGCGGGTTGTCCCAGCGCGAGCAAGTTGCGGTACGCCTCCTGCGTCTTGCGGTTGTGCTGCTTGATGATCGCCGCCGCCGCTGGGTCTTTCTCGTTGCGCTCGGTGAACACGTAGTCGAACTCGCCCATGTCGAGTACCCGCATAGTTTGTTGAGCATACGAGGCTTGCCGGGTGCGCACTTGTTGGTGCGTGTAGGCGCGGCTGACGCCTTCGACGAGGAACACGTACGAAACAAACTCCCAGCTGCTGGGGATTGTGTTGGCCATGTAGTCCAGCTCCTTCAGCTTGTCCTCCATGGGCATGGCCTTTATCTGGTCGAACAGGCCGGGGCTCATTGTGAGCCGCGTGGACTTGGTGAAGATCAACAACGACTCCGCATCCGGAGTGTGTGAGACGAGAGTAACTTTCATAACAATTTCCTTTCTGAGTTGAGAATTATCGCGGCGACCGGAGCCGCCGCGTGGCTTGCGCTCACTGCGTCGCGATTTTCAGCGCGTAGCGGGAGTCGGCGTGGGAGAGGCGCTTGATCACGGAGATGTCGTCGACAACATCGTCCAGCAATATGTTGCGCCAAGTGGCAAATCGTCCGAGCGAATAGATGCCGTGCTCGTGCGTGAGGCGGAACAGGAAGTCCTTGCGCGCCACGTCCGAGATGGGCTCGATCTTGCCGTAGGTTTGTTTCACCTCGCCCAGCGGCTCCGCACCCATCACGTCCACCCCGAAAGCCGCGCCGAGGTCAATCAGCGTGTCCAAGGGGTCGGCAATCGTGCCGCCCACCAACTCCGCAATCAGCGTGTTGCCCGTGAAGCTGGCGCGGTACACCGGGGTCTCGTCGCCGGGGAAGTAGATGGTTTGGAACAGCTCCACGCCCGGCACCCGCCAGCGCATCACTCGGATTCCAGCGCGGCGGAACTCTGCGCCCGGCTCGATGCCCACGGCCTGAAGCGTCACGGGGAGCGGCGCGGTCGAGACGACCTTGTGCTTTGTGTCGGTCAGTTGGAAAGTGGCCTTTGTGCCCCAAACGATTCGGTCCGACGCCGCCACGACCAGCTGCTCGTACAATGTGTCCGGGGCGATGAAGCGGTCCACGGGGTCGAGATTCCAGATGCTGCGGTCACCCTTAACGTGGCCGAGCACCTTGCGGGCGTAGAGATTGGCGGCGCGGATCGATGGGCCCACAAACTCGCCGTCGATCACGATGCCCTTGTGCACGCGCACCTGCCGGAACTCGATGCCCGTGAGCCGCGCCACAGCGTCGGTGCGGAATCGCAGCAAGGCACGATGATTCACCGTAGGCTGAGGGGAAGCCTCAACGATCGTCGCTCGTGGCCACGCGTGGGCCGCTATCAGGCCCGCGAGCCCTGCGCCAATGATTGTGTTCATTGCACAACCTCCAGGTGTTTCTTTTCGATCAGCTTTTGCACGTGCCCACGCACAGGCTCGTTGAATTCAGCTTCCAGCGCGACGATTGTCGCGGTGCAGTCCGGTTGCGCCCCGATCCAATCCAAGATGGCGCGGCGCTTGCTGGCCTTTTGCGGGTTGGACTCGCCGCCCTCGATGCAACGCACGGCGACGATCTTTTTGCGCGGCGTGGCGGCGGGAGAACGCTTGGGCCTCGGAACGGCGGGGCGCATGGCGCGGGTGGCGACCCAAAGGCCGTGCGCCAGCGTGCCGGGCTTGAAGGGGTTGAGGTCTTCGTCTAAGTCTTGCGTGCTCATGCAGTGGGCTCCGTCTTGTTGAGTTCGGTGATTGTAGCCGTCAGCCGCGCGATGCGGGTGCGATGCACCTGCACCATGGCGGCGTAGTACTCGCTGGCGCTGTGGGCCGCGAGCAGCTGGCGGCGCGAATCCTCCAGCTCACGCTGGGCGAGGGTGGCGGCACTGGGCGTGCGGTACGCGCCCAGCAACCCCTTGAAGAGGTTGCCGCCGATCATTTGTTCACCACCGCAAAGGTGAAGTTGTTGAAGAGCGCCGCGCCGCTGGACTTCAGCTTCATGCGGAAGGGGATGTGCTTGCTGACGGGGAGGCCGAGCGCGATGAACGCGGCCTTCACCGAGCGGAACTCGCCACGACCCTCGACAACGACCTTCGAGCGCTGGGCACGGGCCGCAGCAACTTCCGGGTCGGACCACGTTGCGGCGATTGCAGCAGAGCGGTCAGCGCTGGCCGGGGCGGGAGCCTTGGGCATTGTGCCGTCGGGGCGGAAGGTCTTGCCGCAGTGGTGGTGAAAGTAGTTCTCTCCAGCCTTTGTGCCCTCGGCGCCAGCGTACGTGATGTCGTGGCCGTAGTTGTCGAGCGTGTCGCAAAAGGGGCAGAACTGGGCCGAGGAGACCATGTCGGTGATCATCTGTGCGACGCGTTTCTCGGCCGTGGCGCGGTCGGCAAACTTGCTGACGGTCTTCACGGCGTTGGCGTTGTAAAAGGCCACCAGCTCGGCGGTCTTGGCGAGGGTGATCAATGTGTCGATGCGAGCGTTCATGGGGAAGTTCCTTTCTGAGTTGAACAGCGTTGTGCTGTAATCGAATTATGCTTCAGTTTCGAAGCACAAGGCAACAATTATTTTTGCGGCCTTGTGAAAATAAATTATTTGAGCGTTGCTTTTACGCAACGTCTCACCACGCCTCGGCCAGCTCGTCGGCCAGTTGCCACAGCTGCGCATTGTACGCGAGGTCACGCTGAATGTCCGTCAGGGGGCGGCTCGTCGCCTGTCGGCCCGAGCGGGACAGCCCCACCAACCCGCCGCGCACCGTGTTCTCCTGCAACCGATTGAACGTCGTCCACAAGTCGCCCCGGTCGTCCTCCTCGCGGCGCACGCGGAGCAGCTCCTCGGGCTCGAACAATCCGGAGTCGTTCCAACGCAACTGCGCCGCGAATCGAGCGAACTCGTGGCGTTGGGCCTTGCTCAGGTCTTTGCGCGACCATTGCTCGATCTTGCCGAACAACCCCTCGGTGTTCTTGGCCAACGAGCGCATCCGCGTTATCAGCTCGTAGGCGGCGTCGCCCGAGTGGCGCTGCTTCACGGTCTCCATCGTCTGCCCCACCACGAGGCCGTTCGAACACACAAAACGGTACATCCCCGCCATCGCCGTGGCCGCAGTGGTGCCGTCGTGCGAGTTGACGAAGATCACGCGCGGCGTGGCCCCGGCAATCTCGCGAGCCTCGTTGTGACGGAACTCGATCGAGTGGCGCGCAAACATCGGGTCACGCGACCGGGGTGCGGAGGTCTTGGCGGAGGCAACGTGAAAGCCCTCGGCCTCCATCAGTCGCACCACCTCGTGCGAGTTTACGTGCACGTAGCGCGAGGACATTGTTGGGGCGGCGTGTTGGGCCAGGACGGAAAGGGGCAGTGTTGTCATGATGAGCTTTCAGTTTAAATTGAGGAGGGAGAACTATCGTGGCTTTCAGCCGCGCAAAACGGGCGAATAGTGCATCGCCACGAACAGCAAAGCGCCTACCACGGCCCAAGCCGCGATCCAGCCCAGCACTTCGGAAATTTTGGGGTTGTTGTCGTTGTTCATGATTGATCTTTCTGAGTTGAGGAGGGGCGGGGCCGGAGCCCCCTGTCGAAATTAATTCCAAGCAGCGTAAGGTTCGCCGCCGCAAAGAGCGATGTCGTAAACCGAAACGACGTCAGCCTTGGCGCAAGCAGAAACGTCGCGTGCGTTGTCGTAAACGTCCTCGCGCAAAGTGTCGATGCGAGCCCCGGCCAAGCGCACCAGCGGAAAACCAGCGTCGACCAACAACAAATTCATTGCCGGGGCTTTGCGAGCGACGGAAAAGGGGCGGCGGGCAGAAGTCATTTTGAAGTTCCTTTCTGAGTTGAGGGCCAAGCCTTCCGACCTGGAGCCTCAATTATGACAGAGTTTATTGTGAACACAAAGCACTATTTTTAATGACCTTCAACTTTCGAGGGTCTTTGTGCTTTGCAAAAAGCTGAAGCGCACCTTTGCGGACGCCCCTGCACACCCCAAGTTGCCCGAGAATTGCGAACTTATTCAACTTAGAAAGGAAATTCGAGCATGGACAGCGCAACAGAATTCATGGACGCCTTGGGGCGCGGGTTGCCGGAGGAAGAACGCATGATCTTGTGCGGCTTCGGCGGGGATCCGTACGCCGCAGGGCCGAGCGCGTGGAAGCCGCGCCCTTGGCGGCTGGGCAACGAGGTCGACATGCCGCGCAGCTGGAATGGCTATGTCACCGTGGCCTCCTTCGGTCGGGCCGGGGACGGCTCCTTCCGCCGCCGCACGGAGACCTTTGCCGCTGGGCGCGCACTCATGGTCGACGACGTGGGCACAAAGGTGCCGCGCACCGCAGTGGTGGGCGTGCCGCCTTCGATCCGCATCGAAACCTCCCCCGGCAACGAGCAGTGGTGGTACCTGCTGGACACTCCCGAGCGGGACGCGGCCCGGTTCGACGGCGTGATCCGCGCCTTCATCTCCGGCAAGCTCCTCGGCGCAGACCCCGGCATGAGCGGCGTGACGCGGGTGGGGCGGCTCCCCGGCTTCCAGAACGCCAAGAAGGCCTACGGCGGGTGGACGGTCGAGTTGCGTGAGCTCACCGAGCGGCGGTACTCGGTCGAGGAGTTGCTGGGCGGCTTCGGCCTCCAGATCAACGGACGCCGCATGACGCGTGAACGGCTCCCCACCGAGGAGGCGGTCGAGCGCAACCGCATGTTTGCTCAGGCGTACAAGTTCCTCGACCAGCGCAACATGCTGAAGCGCCACGAGCCCGACCCGAGCGGGTGGACGGAGATGTCGTGCCCTTGGGTCGACGAACACTCGGGGAGCGCCGACACCGGGGCCGCTGTGCGTGAGCCAGCCGCCGAGAACGAATATTACGGCGCGTTCCGCTGCCACCACGGCCACTGCGCCGATCGGGGGTGGGCGGAGCTGACCGATTGGATCAACGAACAAGCCATCGACGAACTGGAAAGGGCCGCGCAATGAACACATCACTCAAAATCGCCTACGCGCTAGGCAAAATCAGCTTCTTCGTCCTGTGGGGTTACGTGCTCTGGGGGCTGTGGACGCAGGACTGGGCTCAGGTGACGGCGTTTGCCGCCTTGCTGTGCGCAATCAACACTTCCGCGAGGGTGAAGCGATGATCGCCATGGAGCTGAAACTGTCCCAATACGCGCCCAACGGCAGACTGGTGGAGGCGATCGTGATCACCGCCATCACCGAAGACCAGCGCGACCGCATCCTCGACATCTTGGCGGAGGTGAACAATGCCCTCGAACAAAAAGCCCCGTAAGGCCTACCGCCCCAAGGGCGTGTTGCTCGACCCGATGGGCTACGTGCGAGAGTCGCTGGTGCCGATTGCGCAGCACGAGTCGTACCTGATCGACCTGAAGATCCGGAACTCGCTGGCCATGAGCTCATTGTTGCGCGGCGGCGCGTCCAAGGGCGACATGGACATGCTGATCGCGATGAGCAACATTGTCGAGGCGCTGTGCGCACTCGGCTTCGGCGACGAGCACAAGGCCGTGGCGGTCGACGGGCGCGAGGCAATTCTGCGCATCGTGTTCCGAGCCGTGGAGAAGTTGCGCTTCACGCCGACTGGCCCCGAGATCGCCGCGCTGAACACACTCATGGAGCTGCACGACGCACAGATGGCCGTCATCACCGTGAAAGACATGGAGCGCGCACTGGCCTACGCAAAGGCCCAGATGCGCAACAAAAAAGTAACCAAATTGCCGCCCGTCCCGGCGGCGTTGCAGGAGCAAATGAAATGACCGACCGAGTGAAAACGCACAACGCCGCTGTGGAGGAAATGTTCCAACAGCTGAAGCCCCTCGTCCAAAGCTACGACGCCCCCGTGGTGCTCAACGCCTTGCTGATCACGCTCGCAATTTGCGGGCAACAAAGCAAATTGGACTCCGAGATGTTCAAGGCGCTCGTCGTGCAGGAGCTGGACCGCCTGATGCTGATCACCGCGCAACCGAGGGGGCACGCATGACCTGGTGGATGTACCTTATTGGCATCGCTCACACCGCTGTTTATGTGTGGGCGTTTTGGAGCAAAAAGAAATGAACATCGTGATCTACACAAAATCAGGTTGCCCCAACTGCGTGACAGCCAAGCGGCTGCTGGACAGCAAGGGGATTGGGTACTTGTCGCATGACATTGAAACCAACCCACTTGCGGCTGACGGGCTGCGTCACCGAAACTCAAGTGTTCGGCAAATGCCTGCGATTTTTATCAATGACCAGTTTGTCGGTGGCTTGGCTGGACTGCAAGCAGCATTGAAGGAGCTGGGGTTATGAACGACCAACAAAAACACAACAACGTGCCCGAGTGCGTGGCGCAGGACAAGCACGCGCACTCGCTGAAAATTAACTTCGGCGGCGAGCCGTGCTGGGTTTACTTCGACGTCGAGGCCGACCCGTCGGAAGACAACGGGTGGGTGGTGGCCGAGGGGTTGCAGGTGTTCTTCAACGGTCACGAAATCACGCGGGTCTTCGAAGGCGGCGACGTGGACGAGATGATTTACATGCTCTCCGCCGAAGTCGAGCGCCAGATGCAGGAAAGGGACGAGCCATGAGCTTTGTGCGCAAACAACTGCTGCTGAACGGCGGCAACCCGCCGCAGCCCGTGCATCAATTCAAGTTCTGCGGCCGGTGCTCGCAGAGCAAGCCTCCGGAGGGCGGCATCGCCATGAGCCCCACAAAATGGATCTGCGCCGCGTGCTGGACGCGCAAGGCCGTGGTCAGGAGAGACAAATGAACAGAGCGCAAATCGTGAGTGCGGCCACCGAAGCCGGGTACCTGGAGTTGCGGGCGTTGTTCACCGATGCGGAGATCGGGTTCTTGCAGCGCTTTGCGGCGCGGGTGTTGATGACTCAGGAGACGCTCCAGCGCATCGAGCGCAAGCGTCACGCCGCATGGATGCAAGAAGCCGCCGACTGCATTCAACGGTGGGGCGACCGCGAAAATAACACAATGCTGGCGCAATGCGTGCTCAAGTCCGACGTCGACACCTTCCGCGATCGGGCGGCGACGTTGCGTGCGAGGGCGGAAGAATGACTTACGGGTGCCACAACCGCCGCCCCTTTCAGTCCCGCGTCATGGTGCAAGACGGATGGTGGACGGACGGCGCGGCGCGCACGGGGAAAATGAAGCAGGTGCCCTTCCGCATGAGCGAAGAGTGCCAATACACGAAAACAGAGCTGGGCCGCGACGACGAGCGATGCGCCGGGTGCAAATGGAAACAACCACAATGACCACAATCGAAGAACGCACAGCGGCGCGTGAAGCCGCCCTCGCCGAACAATTGAATTCTCAGCGCCGCCTCGCGCGGCCCGAGGACTACGTGTACGACAAGTCGCAAGAAGCCTACTGGGACTTGCGCGACGGCACGATGCACTCCGAGAAGGGCGTCGACGCGTCCATCCCGCTGCAACACTGGCGCGTGGAAGTTGAGGAAGGGGAAGCCGAGCCCGAAGGCGACGCGCCCCGCCGCCGTGGTCGTCCGCGTCAACGTCGCGAGCGGCTGATCCCGCCGAGCAAGGACGTGATGCGCGTCGAAAACGACCAATTTGTCGAGGGCTCAACGTGGTGGCCGGGGCGTCCCCAGATCATTAAGGATTGGTTCATCGACCGCGACGGCTTCTACCCCTCACAAGGACGGCGCGTCTACAACCAATACAAAGCGCCGCCCGAGCTGACGGGCGAGGCGTTGCTGGCGCAGCCTTGGATCGACCACGTGAAGAAGCTGTGGCCCGACCCCACCGAGCACGAGTTCTTCTTCAACTTCTGCGCGCACATGGTTCAAAAGCCCCACGAAAAATGCAACGCGGCTATTGTGTTGTCGGGCACGCAAGGCATCGGCAAGGACGCCGCACTCTGGCCCGTGAAGGCGGCGGTCGGGAGCTGGAACTGCAAGGGCATCGACCCCGACGAGTTGTTCAGTCCGTACAAGAGCTGGTTGCAGACGCTCATGTTGACGGTCGACGAGGTGCGCCCGAGCAAGGACGAGTTCCACGCGTCGAGCATGTACAACATTCTGAAGCCAATGATCGTCGCGCCACCCGACACGTTGCCGCTGAACGACAAGTACCAGAAGTTGCGTTACGTGATCAACGTGCTGCGAGTGTTCATCACGACCAACGACTGGATGGCGATGTACATCCCGCCCGAGGATCGCCGCATGTTCATCATGCACTCCACGCTGGCGCAACGCTGGCACGAGGCCGAGGGCGACCCGAGCTACTTTCAGCGCCTGTTCGCGTACTTCGAACACGGCGGCGGCGCACACGTGGCGTCCTGGCTCCGAGCGCGTGACCTCTCCAAGTTCAACCCCAAGGCTCAGGTCGAGCGCACCGCTGGGTGGGAAGCGATCAGCAACACGTGGTCCGAGCCCGAGGACGCGATTGGTCAGGCGATCGACCTGCTGGGCACGCCGGACGTCTTGTTCGCCAGCGAGATGGTGCAGGTGCAATTCGACGGGGCCGAGGAGATCGCGGGGATGATTAAGTCGCCGCGCAAGATCGGTCACCGCATGCAGCGCTCGGGCTACGTCGCCGTGAAGCCGCGCTCGGGCGAGGATCGTTGGGTGGTGAAGGGTGCGGACGGGGTGGTGAAGTTCCGCTCGCGGCTCGCCTTTGTGAAGCAATCGGCCATCAACGCTGGTCGTCGAGACGGGGCCGAAGTGGTCGAGAATTACATGAAAAGGCTCGCCGCCTGAGTTCGGAAAAGCAAATCTCGGGCATGGCAAGCTCTGCATTGCCGCAGAGCAATTCATTTTTACGCCGCAGAGCGAGAAATTTTACCCGAGATAGCCCAAGTTTCCCAAGATACTATTTGTTGAATAATTTCAAAATTAAATTAATTTAATTAAGGTATAAAAAAACAAATAGGAAACTTGGGATTCTCGGAATCTTGGGATTTGCAAGCTGCTCTGTGGTAAACCAGAACGGTAACGCAAACTGCGCGGCGTGCCTGAGACGATCGAAGTGGGTCATAATTGGCGGCATGGAACAAGTGGAACGACTCCGTGGTTGGAAGCTGCAACAGCAACGCAAGCGCTTGCACGCCGAGCGGCCTTTGTGCGTCGCATGCGAAGAGCGCGGCTCAGTCACCATCGGGACGGAGTTGGACCACGTTGTCCCCGTGTTCCGTGGCGGCTCGAACGAGGACGACAACTTGCAGTGGTTGTGCACCGAGTGTCACCGAGAGAAGACTGCTGCCGACTGCGGCACAACGTACCGAGCGCCCGTGGGCGTGGACGGATGGCCAGTCAACTTCGCCGAGCGCGGCCCGGTGGGGGCGGTCGAAAAGTCTAAATGGTCCCTAGGACAAAAC